TCGGGGATGACCCGGAGGAGGCTGAAGCCACAGTGCTTGATGAAAGAGATGTGGGTGGTGTTGCGCTGATCGACGTAGTTCCCGAGGAGCGGGTAATGGTCGTGCAACGTGTCGATGATGTCGGCCAGACGGGTGACCATGTAGCGGACATGCTTGAGGATGACGGGCGATGCCAGCATCCAGACGGCCCCTGTGAGCGGGACATCGTCAACCGGGAGGACACCCAGAGCGCACTCTGGATTACCGGCCACGGTCCACACCCACGTCGGGCCCAAACCGACAGCAGCCGGTAAGGAGATTTCAGGAGCCACGCCGGATGCCGCTAGGCACTCAGCGCGGTCCTCGGGTCGCAGACGTGGGGCCAGGGCAACCATGTCGGCAACCGTGGCCTCACGAAAGTTATGCATTTAGACCCTTCGGGTTTTGGGGTTGAAGTTTGCAATCCACTCCGCAGAGATGATCGAGGATGGGAGATAGCTGTCATTCACCAGCTCAACCGACACGCGGTCGTTCTGGGAAAGCAGAGGCACCGAGAGGACACCGTCGCCCAGCGTGATGTTGTCGGCACGGTTCATCGGGTCGCCCATGACACGGCCATTGGTCGCGTAAGAGCGCATAGCCATCCCTTGTAGCGTGACCTCTGCCCGAAGGTAGGCGGTCTTGCCGTAGCGGACGAGCAGCTTGATCAACTGCAGCCTGCCCTCTGTGCGGACGATCGGATTGCCCTGCTGGCCCTGTTCACGGAGGTAGATCGTCGAGAGCCTGAACCGGGAGGTGTAATCCCGCCCGACGAAGATCGGGAGATCACTAAGGTCACCAACGAGTTCGAAGGTTGCCGAGGTGATGTTCAGCGGATGCAGGAGAAGCCCCGGTCCCATGTTCGTTCCACCAGCGCCACTCACGAGAACGTAGGTGTTACCGGTGAGGTCTGCGGTGACCGTGGTCCGATCGGTGACAGGGTTGTAGGTTCGGCCCGTTCCCGGCAGCACGACGCGATGGTCGAGGTTCACGAGGAAGGTCATTCCGTCGTCAACGTTGCCTGCCTGAATGTCCACGGTTTCCAGCCACACGCGACCCGAGGTCGTACGGAGCAGGACGTAGAGCTTGCTCTCGATGAACCAGAAGTCGTAGATGTCGGTGACGCCAGCGAACTCCCAGCGCGACCACGAGGACTGAACCTTGCTGCGGTCTTGGTAGAAGTATTTGTAGACGTACAACCCGCCGCCACCCTCGTCGGTCTGGATGATCACGACGTCCTCATGGGTAGAGGCTCGCATCCTGATCACCTCGCCACGGAGGTACTGCGGAACGTTCCCCGTGATGTCCTCGGCTTTACCAAGGTCACTTGCGGGGTCGATGGTGTACTCGCGGATCATGGAGAACTGACCGCGCTTCACCGGGAAGTAGACGTTGTCGCCGTTCACCACCGGCCTGCACCGGGATGACATGCTGTACGCCGTCGAGGGCTTGATGTTGACAGTCTTGTAGGTCAGCGTGTCGTTGCCAGCCAGCATTGCCTGGGACTGGTCGGAGAACAGGATCAGCCTGTCGGCAAACCCTACAGCGGAGCGCAGCACGGACACGTCGGTCTCCGAAGAGGCCACGTCGATCGGGTCGTCGTCCATGGTGGTCGTAGCTGTCGTCTTCCAGAAGTCGAATGGCCCGCCTGCCCTACCGAGTATGGAGTTCTCATCGGACAGGAAACCCAACCGGTTCTTGAACCAGAAGATGTCATTGATCGGTGACCCGACAAACGACGGGCTCGGGCTGGTCACTTCGTCACCGCACTTGCGGCGCTCCCAGTTCACAGGGCCAAAGGTGAATGACCCATCAGCCTGACGAACGAGGGCGTGTGGCATGGTTTCAGCATCGAAGGCCAGACGACTGCCTGGCTTTGCACATTCGACCCAGCGTCCACCAGTGATACCTGCGGTGCTGTCGTTGGCCGTGAAGCGGACATAGTAATCGTCGTAGGCCGTCGTGACGGAACCCTTGACCTTCACAGCGACACCCGGATGCCCGAAGGCTGGGAGATCGGTGAAGTCCTGCGTCTCGTACTGGATCGCCTTCATGGCATGGCCGTTGTAGCCATCTTCCACGGTGACCGTGAACGGGCTGGCCGAGGACAGGTAGATGACGCCCTTGCCTGCCACGATGGTCATAGCGCCAGCGAGGGTAGTCGTCAGGTTCTTGTCGGTGGCCTTGTAGGTCCACGCGACGGTGCCGTTGACCGTATTGCCGAGGTTCTGGGTCTCGCCTGTCGCCAGACGCCGAGCGATGTACGCGGTATCCACGCCGGGGCTTTGGGCACCAGAGGTCCCGTCAGGCGTCGAGTAGCTGGCCTTGAGCACACCGTCGATCGAGATCGTGTATGTCTTGCCGTAGTTGCCAGCCATCACGTAGACCATGGCCTCGTAAGGCTGCGCCGGTTCCAGCGTGTTCTCGTCCATCTTGACGGCTCGCTGGGTGTTCGTGAGGTAGGTGTAGTCGCCGATGGTGGCCGTACGATACGGGGGTTCCTTGAGGTCGCCGACGTATTGGAGATACTGGAGGCCACCGGTATAGTTTACCTGCCGCTCCTGACCGTCGAGGGTGAACACGCGGATACCGCTCTTGGACCAAAGGGTCTCGTAGCGTTCCGTGGTGTCTCGGTTGATCGGGTGGCAGTGATGCGGCTCTGACGTGAAGTCACCGACGAGCTGCGGCCCACGAATGAGCGGAGGCCTCTTGATGAGACCATCGACGATCGTGGAGTGTGCGTTGATTTGCAGGTCACCCTGAGACGCCATACGCAGGGCCATTGCCTGCTGCGATACGCCATTGATGAAGTTCGAAATGGTGCTGGAGATGCGGGCCATTATCGACGTGCGAGGAGGCCCTGCATGAACTGGCTGTCCGTCAACATGTTCGGATCAGTCGTCTCGATCTCGGCATCCATGAGGGCAGCTCTGGCCACCAGCTCGTCCTGTTCGGTAAACGAATGGACAGCGTTGTCGCCGAAGTATTGGTCTTGGTACTTCCTGGCTGCGCGGATGGTGCAGTAGTTGGCGACGTAAGGCGGAAGCTCTTCGAACGGGAAACCGAAGGTGATGTCGAGGCTGACCGACTTGGTCCAGAGGTACGTGTGATCGTCCTTGTTGTAGAGCTTGGTGCCACGCTGGACGACGTTGGTGCCGACATCCGCGCCGTCCGTGTCCACCTTCAGGGTGTTGCGGGGCAGGATGATGTAACCGGACTGATCGGGGGTGATCGTGTAGCCGGTCTCGTTGTTGAACGAGAGCCCTTGCGTCTGCACTTCAACAAGGGTCGCTCGTAGGGTATTGCGGGCTAGTGAGGCGTCTGTGATTTCGTTCTCGTCCAGCGAAGAGATCGGGCTGGATGCGGTGGTGGCGAGAATGACGTTGACAGCCTCAAGCTCCGTGAGTGGCGTTAAGCCATCAAGTGAAGACATAAGGGTTCCTTGAACGAAAAAAACCGAGGCCCCGTGAGGGACCCCGGCTGGGAGTGGATTAGAGGATCGAGAGTTCGACCGCGCCTTCGCAACGAACAGGGCCGTGGCCCATGGCGTACTTGGCAACGAACAGAGTACCCTGACGGGCGATCTGGTATTCGCTCTCGGACTTGAGATCCATCAGCTTGACCGTACCGACCGCAGAGCGGTGCGTGATCAGACCAGCAGTCTTCGAGAAGTCACCAAGGTACTTGCCCGTGGTGATGTTGGTGTTCGGCAGGTTGGCAGTCTTGACCGGGAGGATTTCCGCGATCATGGCAACCGTGCCGTTTGCGTACGAACCTTCGCCACCCCAGTCCTTGTTGATGACCTTGGTCGTCTTGACGAGGGCGTAATACTGCGCCGGTTTCATGTACGAGTAACGCTCGGTGGCCGGAATGAACTTGTCATCCAGAAGAGCAGCGGCGTCGAAGTGGGCGTCGGCGAATGCCTGAGCATCCGTCAGGAAGTTGGCGTTAACCAGCTTGCCACCACCGGGGAGACCGGTAACGCGAGCGGACTGACGAGAAGCGAGGACGCCGTTGATGGCGACGTTGCGGTCGAATGCCTGGGCGAGTTCTTCACCCATCTGGTTGGTAAATTCGCCACGAACGTCAACGTGCAGCTTGGCCTCTTCGATGTTCGCGATGAACGTCGAGGTGAGGAGCAGATCGTCGATGGTGATGACGACTTCGTTGACCGGGATGCTACCGCCGAGGACTTCAGTGCCCGGAGTATGGTAGGCGGCGTTGGCCGAGCGGCCGGTTGCGTAGAAGGAGGCCGACTTGCCGTTGGCAATGGTGCGGACCTGATGCTTGTCTACAAACTGCGACGTGCGCGTGAATGCAGTGATGATTTCGCCAGTGGCGACCTTGAGGAACAGTGCATCAGATGCGCCTGCGCCGTTAGCCTGACCCAACGGAGATACGATAGCGTTAGCCATTTTGGTAGTTTCCTTACGATGTTCTGAGGTTTGCGCGGACCTAAGAGCAACACGGAAGGTTCATTGAGATTATCCTTGCACCATCCCCCTCAAGGGAAAGTATTCGGGTCACAAGTCGTCTTTCTGTGAGACACTTGGTTCCAGTAGTCACCGCCTAAAAAGGACAGTGTGACTTGCTCGAACGTTCGTAAGATTGGACGGGGAGCGGGATTTGATACCCGATCTCTGGGAGCGACCCAGTGTTTTACTTAAACTAACCCCCGGTAGGGTATACCGCTCAGGCATGTCTTGCGACAGAGGCCCGAGGCTTACGTATTAGTTCATCTGGGAGACCAGAGATTGCGCCATGACATTTGCCATGTAGCTGTTTGGATGTGTGCCGTCCGCTGTCGGAACAGGCGGTGCTGGCCATATGAGACTGTCGCGAGCCGTCATGGCTGCGTCGGCTGCGTCGATGATCTGACTGACGTTGGCAGGCTTTGCACGGATGACCCCGTTGATCGGGACCAATGCGGCCATGTTGCCGTCCGTCTTGCCCGACTGGTTCACCGTGGTGGCGTAGGCGTCGGTAGATGCGGAACGAGGCGTCAGGGTTGTCTGGTAAATACGCTTGCCACCAAAGAGACCGTAGATTGTCTGCTGGTCGGCGAGGATTTGGGCCTGCGTCCTTGATAGACGGAGGTCGTTGATCCCGTGTTCGC